GTGGAATTTGCAGATGTTTTAACTTCAGAAACAAAATAAGTTCCTGGTCGTCTTGTTACGGGTCCATGAGGTAGTACAACAAAATTTTCAATATTGCTTGCTCCGTTAAAGTATTTAGCGAAGTCTGTACGACCCTCCATAGATGATGAAAGCTCACCAGCGGTAAAGCTAGGTATGCTTAAAAGTTGTTTAGGCATATTAGTATCTACTGTTTATAAAATCTTCTGTTATGATTTGATCTGTTGGACCATTGTTAGGATCCGTATTGTAACCTTCTGAAGCATCTGCGTGTCTTGCTTCAGATAATTTTGCTTGATATTTTTCTGTCATCAGTTTTGCAACTTGCAAATTAGATGTTATGGCATAAGCTATATCTTGAGCTAAACCAGCAGAGATAGTTTCTCTTAATAAAATATCTAATTGGTTTACATCTGATTCCATAGCTAAATAAATTAAATAAACTTCACTTTCGTTTATTAATAATTTTCTTCCTTCAATTTTGTAATCTGAATTATAATCTTTAACTTGTAAAACCCGTATGCAATCTGAGGGTAAAGTATATTGATAAGTAAAACCCCAAGCTGGCGTATCGCTATCTTGTGCTAATTGAACTCTTTTAATAAGACAGTTCCAAGGATGAGATCTGTAAACTGCATCTCTAACTGTTTCATATCTTTCATTACATATTCTAGCATTCTTTGAATTTTCAGTAAGAGCTGTAATAGAACTTGCTCCTAATTGATTTAATGCTGAATTACATATTTGAACAACGCTTGCCATTTTATTCCTTTAAAATTTTGTTTGGATTATAGGCGAGTTAAGTCTCCCGCTCCCGCCTATAAAATTATTGCCTAGTTAACAACATAGTGAATGTTGAAAGACATATCGCCTTCAGTTCCACCCGCAGCAGCCATAGTAGCCGCTATGTAGTAGAAACCTCCAGGGTCAGATGACGCTCCAGCCATTTCCCACATTTGTTTTCCAGCAGTATTGATGTCAGCAGCTTCGTGTCTTACATCAGCCATTGCAGCAGCATCAGCCACCGCAGTTGCGAAGTAATCTTCATCGACTACTGTACCATTTGATTGATAAATTCCAACATTGAAAGTACATGAACCGCCAAATGTATCTGATCCGATCCAAATTTGTGGAACGACAGCATTACTTGGTATAGGTGCAAGCATAACAACATCATCATCATCACTATCACCAGCTGCTACAACTATAGTGCCTTGTGCAACACGAACTACTCCGTGTAAAAGACCACTATCTGTAAGAACTGGAGGCGTAGCTTCAAAATTTGCTACTAAGTCTGAGTTTTTAGTTCCCATTATGATTTCCTCCTATTATGCTTCATGACATGGAATTTGAACAACTTTTTTCTCTTCCATTCTTACTGCTCCCAAGCTCATTGCGTAATAAACTTGTGTTGAGTAAGACTTGTCAGCTCTTTCAGAGATTTTCGCAGATATATCTTTTCCGATACCTAATTTTAAAGCATCTTCAGTATATGCAAAAACTAATCTGTCGTCTGTATAAGTTGCATCCATGTTCAATCTAGTTGACATTATGAACTCAAATCCTAAGAAAGTATTTACAGCTCCAGTTGCTAATGCTCTAACTGAGTTATAGTCTGAGCTAGTAACCTGTGTAGTACCTAATAGATCTGAGATTTGTTGTGGTCCGCAAACGAGGTATCTTCTTAAAGAAGGGTCAACATCGTTATTATCCAAGATTTTCTTCGCAGCCAAAAGTTTAGTGATCGTCAAACCATCTGATTGGTTTGAAGTCGCTGTTTTTTGACTAGAAGGCAAAGCTGTAGATGAACCACCAGCTACACCAGTTGATGCAGATGCGTTGAATGCTGTAATAATTACATCATCCATTGCTCTATTCATCGCTGCTGCCGCTGCTTTTGCGTATGAGCTAGTAGGATCTACAAGCATTCTAACCTTGTCAACATCGTCAACAAGATCAGCCCATTCATAGTCTGCTAAGCTCAATCTTCTTCTACTGTGTGGCGTGTCTATTTGTGGTGTATCGCCATGTCTGCTCGTTCTTAATTGAGCAGCTGTAACTCCGACTTGATCGAAGAAAGCGTTTTTACCAGTAACAGTTTCCACATCAACAGAAGATCTTAGTTTACTTCCCATTTGTTGAGAAAGCATAGCTACATTTGAACTATACTGCTCTACAAAAGAAGTTGTTATTTGTGAACTCATTATAAGTTCCTCCTGTTTTATAGTTTATGTTATTGTTAAGCGGATGATTATCCTTACGGGTCGCTCCTCGATTTGAGTTCTCCTGGAACCTATACTTTCATAGTGTCAACTAGGGTCTTTCGATTATCCTAATTATTTTCAGCTATACAATGTTTTTCTTTTCTCGTAAAGCTAAAACTTCTTGAACTGCGTCTTGATGGTTTGGATGGTTTTTATCCCAATAAGCCGAACCTGTTTGTGTCAGTTCTCCAATTTGTTTATCTATTTGTGATGGTGTTAGATATGATGGTCCAGATGCTTGAACAATACTATCTTCTCCCATTTTATTTGCTAATTCTGCAAAAGCTTTAATCATAACTGGATGATCTCCTAGTTTAGTTCCGTCTGCTAGATTAGCATTTAAAAGTTCAGTAGCACCAACCGATTTTGCTAAGGTTGCTGCCTGTGAAACTTTTTGGTCAAATGCTTGACCCCATTCTTGTTTTAGTTCCTTCGTGCTATTTTCTCTAGCTGCAAGAGCTTTACTATCAGCATCTTGTAGAGATTTAGCTGTCAGATCATTATAGAATTGAACCATCCCTTGAGCTTGCCCAGGAAGTAATCCTAGCTTATGTGCTTGGGTTGAAAATTCTTTTAATGATGCCTCATCCACTTGTTTATCTTGTGGTAAGTCAAATTTATATCCATCCGAAGTTTTTGGTCTGCCTAGTTTTTCATAAACGGCATCCCAATCTTTTTCAGTTGCATATTTGTTTGGAACTGGAATTTTATCCGCTCCTACCATTTTTTGTGCATGAACATAAGATTTTGCTAAACCTTCTATATCTTTAATATTTTCTAAAGATTTATCAGATCTTACTTCATCAGAAAGACTTGCTTTCCAATCTGCGTTTGTTTGTGGAGTTTCTGTTTTAGGGTCTCCAGACAGTACCGATGGTTGTTCTTGTACTGCTACCTCTTGATTTTCACTACTCATTTTTCCTCCTATGGTTTTTTATTGAGCATATTTTTAATGAACAAGACAACAGATCTTGTTCCTTCTAAAAATGCAGACTCATGGCTATCACCTTTAATGTGAGTAGTTGTATGATAACTGCATCTCTTTTCTAAATCTTCCAATACTTTTTTTCCATTGTCAGATTCAAAAACTTGTTTGTAAGCAATATTTAATTGTTCTAAATCTTTAGAGTTCATTTGCTACCTTTAAAGCGGGAGCTACTTTACCCGCTGTTTCGGCTACTTGTTGAGCTTGTTGAAGTTGCATTTGTTCCATTTGTTCTTGTTGTTTTTCTTCTTGGATCTCTTGAACTTCTGCTTTTGATCTCATAATTTTAGCGGGTAAGCCTAACACATCTTTAACATGATTAACTAAACCATCTATATCTATATAATCAAATACAGGTGCAATATTTTGCATTGAACCAAATATTTCAATTCCTCTCATAATAGATGATAGTTCTTGTGTTTTTTGAGCTTTCGCTAATGGAGATACATATTCTATCTCAACATCTTGTTCGCCAATTTCTTCTGGCATAACGGGTAACTTATTATTTTTTAATAATAAATTAAATGATCTTGTAATTAAAGGCTGTAATAATTCAGATTGAAGTCTGCCTAGAACGGGTCCAAGTAATCTCATCTTTTCCTCAGTTCTTTGCATCACTTCAGTTGCCGTCATGTTTACACCTTGAACTGTCATTAACTGGTCAACAAAAAAGTTTTCTCTTATTGCTTTTCTTCTTTGCTCTTCCATTTGTAATCCTAAAGGATTATTGGATCCTATATTTAATGGTTCAATTCTTTCTCTGGTTCCAGCTCTATAAAAGTTTAATCCACCAGGAACAGTTCTTACGGGTAAAATAAATCCATCATCAGGAACCATTAAAGGTGGGTCAATTTGTTTTTGAGCTGCTTTGATTGTCGTCTTAGACATTGTATTTAACATCTTCGTATCTGGTAAAGCATTCATAGCTGGTGATCTGCCATAAATCTCATTGGATGAAGATTTTAAATATCTTGGAACGACATAAGGAAATTCTTTAAATCCACTCTCTCTTAAAAGCGTACCTGTTTTTTCGTGAACATGGCAAGAAACCCAATCCATATTTTTATTATTGTCATATCCCATTTTAACTTCGTTAGGATAAACTGAATGAATAATCACAGCATCGTCATAAGGAGCTTTATCTATATCCGTTAGGATAGCTCTTGGAAGTTCTGCGTCAGGATACATGGATGGAAGGTTTTTATTTTTAAGATGAAATCTTCTCGTTAAGCTATCTACCATTCCTTTATCATCTTCAGTAATAAAGATTTCTGAAATATGTAAAGTTTTAAATCTTAAATCATCTTGAACATCATCCGTAATAAACATTGCGGATGTACCGAAAGCTAATAGCTCATGGTATAATTCAAATATTTCTTGTTGGAAATTAGATCTTGCAAAGACTTGTTGCATGACTTTTGAACAGCTCTCTAACCATTCAACAGCTGCATCATCTTCGTTAATAAGTTCGTTTCTAAATTTTAATATGAACCACGGAGAAATCGTATTGGTTAGCATACCATTTAAACTAGCTGATAATAATTCTAAAGCGTGAGTAGCTGTACCATCGTAAATCTGATCGTGCCTTTTATCGCCTTTGGTTCTTTTAATTGTGATGTTAGATTTTCTTGGTAAGAAATAATCAGCAATATCTTGCCAATGATCTTCCCAAGTAACTCTTTGTGCTTTAAGAGTTTTATATCTCTCTACTACCATTTTTGCTTTTGGATCTTCTGCCATTTACCCTCCGAGTAATGATTTTTTACTTGTTGTTAATGCGTTGTCGCCTAAACCTTTTGCACCTGTTAATATTGTGCTTGATCTCCCTTTGCCTCTTCTCATTGTTGTATCTAAAGTTGTAGCTTGAGCTTGTGATACCTCAGTTTTAGTTGGAGATGGTGTATAAACGGGTGCAGGTGGTGTTGGTGGTTTTGGTCTAAAAATTTTTGGTGCTGCTCCTCCCATATTATCCTCCTAATAAAGTTTTCTTTGTTGAATATTCATCATCCTCTAAACCTTTAGCTGTGGTTAAAATAGTGGATGCTCTACCTGTTCTTCCAGCTCTAAGTCTTGCTCTTGTAGCTTTTATTTCAGCTTCCCTATCTTTATCATCATACTTAGGTGGTTCTGGTGCGGGTTGAACCGCTGGTATTGGTGGCATTGCTGGTATTGTTGGTTTCATAAATCCCATAATTATTCTCCGTGTATTGTATAATCGTTGACAGCTAATTTTTGAGCCGCCACTTTGTTTCTTGGTAATTCAGTAATTCCTAAAGCTAGGTATCTCATTGCATCGCAAGCATGAGAACTCCAATCTTTAATAGGTTTGTTACTAAACATTTTCATCTTCTCGTTATATTTTCGATGATGATGTCTTAAAGAATCTATTAATGGTTTTGTGTTTTCTATATCGAACCAACACTTAGGTAAAACCATTTTTAAATTGTGGATACCATCCTCTAAATTTATTTTAGGTAAAATCTTAAACCTTATTCCTAATTGGTAAGCTACCTCTCTTCTGGTCTTACCCGTTGAAAATTCCGTAACCTCAATATCATGCGGTGCAAAATGATCTCCGTAAATATAATCCTTATCTTTCACCACCTGGATATAATGCGGCAACCCTTCTCGGTTATTTTCATAAAAATCTATAACCAAAATCTGGTTCCCTAATTGCTGAAAAAATACGATTGCTGTACTATCATCCACTCCTAAATCCCAAGCGGTATGAACTAATAAAGCCGGATCGTAAGCAAGTCTCGTTAATTGTTTTTTTTCCTCAATGGATTTAATAATATCTCCATATACCGATCCCTCGATATTTGCAATCCAATCGCATTCAAATTCTTGTTTATACTTTGCCTCTCCCATTTGAGCTTTTGCTGCGTCTAGCTCTTCTTGGTCGATAATTTTTGTCTCGCTTGCTTTAGCCGTGTAAGCTAACCACTTATCATCTGATAAAGCGTGCTGGTATAAATCATAAAAAATATTACTCATACCCGCTGGAGTACCTATGAAATAACAAAACCCCTTCCTATCGGAAAGTGCTGGTCTTATTATTTCATTCCATAATCTCGGATCTATTTGAGCTACCTCGTCTATACAAACTCCATCAAGGAATAATCCCCTTAGTGAATCTGGCTGTTCAGAGGATAACAAGGTGATACGGCTGCCATTCGGCAAATCGCATCTTAGTTCTGTTTCATGAAACCTAACTCCAGGTATTCCACCCGCAAACATTTTCATATAATCCCAAGCTATACTTTTAGCTTGCTTATAAGTCGGTGCAATATAAGCGAACCTAGGATTTTTTAATTTATGGGTAAGTGCAGCTCTAATTAAATGATTTATAATAGCTACACTTTTCCCAAATCTTCTATGACAACTTAGTACAGCAAACCTATATTGATCCAAGCTTTTATGTAATTTTCCTTGTAGCGGTCTTGGCGTATAGGGTATTTGTACTTTCATATTACAATATTGCTAATACAACAATAATAACAGCTACAGCGATCACAGCTTTTTTGTGATCTTTCCAGTAGTGTTCTATCTTGTTTATTATTCCTAACATCATGTTCCCTCCCTATTAATGAACTGTTGGCAAATCAAAGATCTCTTTGATTGACTTATATTCAATGCCACTATTCTTCATAAGTCTTTTACAAAATCTATTAGCGTGTTCTTGGCTTTCAAATCCGTTTAAGTGAATAACTAACCCCCCAGTATCTTCTGCGTGAAAAACCATAGCGGTTATTAATCTGTCTGTGTATTTATCTTTTATTGACATATCTTATTCTTTCTAATTCACACTCTGCACAAAAATATTTCTTGTCTCTTACAATAACTGCTTTTCTTAAACATTTAGAGCAGCTGGGTTGTTTATGTGTGTGTTTGTGTTTGTGTCTTAAACTCCCCATGTATATATATATATAAAAAAGCGGGTGGTTTTTCGGGTGTACCCCACCTTTGTTCTTTCAAAATCTACCTTTTTCTGTGCAAATGATAGGGTCGTAGGTACATAACCTATAGACAACCCACATAATCATTAACTTATTTAATAAAACAGAGACCAAGACAGAGACCAACTAGCTCACCGATCTCCTCCCGCGTGCGTGAGGATCGTGCATTGCTATACAGATACGAACAAACCAAGCCAACCAACTAAGATGACTTAGATTGTGGTAATAAAAAACCCCAAGCGAGATTAGTCGCTTGAGGTTATATTATTTTTTAATTGTTTAAACTATTCTTTATGCACCCTCTCTATAATCAAACAAAGACCCATCTTCATTTAATATATCGTAGCCTTGTTTTTCTAAACCATAGCAAACTTCATCAAATGTATGTTTTGCCATAATATATTGTTCACCTTTCAGCATACCTACATTTTCACTCCATTTTGCATAAAAGAATTTACCTTTATCGCAATACTTTATCTCACTTTTGCAAATTGTAGGTTTAACCCACTCTTGTTTTTTTGTCTTATCTCGTTTCTTTCTTCTTTCATATTTAACTATGTTTTCTAAAACATCAATAACTTCTTCTTTAGATATTTTATCTCGTTGGTAATCTCCAACTAGATTATCTAAATCTTCAAGTAATGAAGTTTGATATTTATCTTCTATTGTTTTTATTTCCATAAAAACCTCCTTAATTGAAAGGATTAGACTAATGTTGCCAATCTGTCAACTAATATGTTTTTATGTCAACTATTATATGTTTTTGCTTTGTTCCTAAATCTTATTTTTTTAACTATTTTGAATCTTTTAGGCTTTGTCTCTTTCTTCTGTGCTTTGCGTATTAGATTTGCTTGCTCCAGGTATTGCTTTAACATCCACACTTGATACTTGATCCATAACTTCTTTAGCTTGAATAATATTCTTGTCATCCTTTGGTTCTCCCCAACTTATGATTAAATGATTATCTATCTTCTGTTCGACTTGGCTCTTATCTCCAAATGTGTTGCTTGCTAATTTCGTGGCGAGCCAGCGGATATGTGACCAGCGTTCACGCATAAAATGTACTTCTTGCGGTGTCTTTGGGATCTGCATATCTTCTGCAATCTTATCCAACAAAGTCCAAACACCAGTCTGTCTAGCTTTCATTATCTTCTCTTGTAATTTATTATCAGCTCTACATTTTTTATAAACTGATGAAACGCTTGGCATTGCTTTGTCTTTACAAATTGTACTTAGAGGTTCGCCAAGCTCTAGTCTTTCACATATTTTTTCGATTTGATCCATTCGTATAATTCTTGATAGCTTTTATTTTTAAATTGTTTTAAATTTTGTATTGCCTTTATTCTGCCTTCAATAGATCTTGGTCCAGTTGACATCCCAGCATGAAATTTACACCGATATTTTTTTGAAGTCTTTTGATAATATCCTTTGCACTTACATTGAATAGTGTAATTGCTTCCCCTTGTAAAACTTTCACATTGTATCTTATGGAGGGGTCGCCCAGGCATAGAAATATTAAGCCTATCTTTCCCTAATAGATTAATTTGTCAATCTTGTCTATAACTGATTTTTCAAGATTAAATTCTAGGTTAATAATAACTGAAAGGTATCGTCTCTTAATGGTAACACGATGAACTCCAAATTGTTTACCCAAAGCAACCCAAGAGAAACGACAAGCTTTCGCCCAGATTAACCTACGATCGTCTAATTTCTCAATCTTACCAAGTAAATCAATGGCAAGCTCCCAACAAGCAATCTGTTGAGCGTTAGCTCTTAATTTTAAAGGTTTTTTGTTATAAAATCCCACATCCTTTTCATTGTAGCTCATTTCAAGCAAATCAAACATTTTAGGAGTTTTAGGTTTTATAGCATTTAATCCAGGCATCATTCTTTCAGTTCTGCCAGCTACATTGAAAACTTCAATTATTTTGTGAGCAATTAACCGCAAGCCACTACCTTTTCAGCAGCAGCTTCAAACTTTTTTCGGGAGGGGTTCTCCTCTATAACTATATCTTTAAATTTATGCTTTTTAATCCTTTTACCATCTTTCCCTGAAAATTCCATAAAATGACCCTCTTCACCAATATTCTTGTATATTTCTCCTTTATAGGTAAATGTTTTAGGAGTATGATTTGCAACCCCCCTGTTCGAGAATTTCCTATTATAGAACTTATTAACATTATACTTATTTCTAGTATTCCTAGTTAAATAAGGTGGTTCTTTTAATAAACCTCTCTGTGATATATCCCTCCCCTCAGAGAGAGTTATCACTCTCTTCTTAATAGTTTCTTGTAATATCTTCTGTCTCGTCAATAGATAAAGATTAGTAGAAGGTAATCGTTTTTTAGTAATCAACTGTAGCTTGGCAAGGTGTGAAATGCTCCTTTGGATTGTAGCAATAGATAAGCCTGTTCGTGCCTTAATGGTGGCAAATCTGGGGTAGCACTTTCCATCCTTAACATTCATAAATGAAACCAAACAGAAATAAACTATTTTATCAGCCATAGATAATCGTTTGTCCGCCAAAATATTAAGATCCCCAACAAAGTATAAGCTCATATGCTTTTAAAAACTAACCTCCACATCCAAGAACGAACTATTGAAATTGTTGTAAAAATAATGGCTATATTAAAGCTCTCCCAAACCGTAGGATACATTCCGAAAAAAGGAAAAACATAAAGCTGTAGTAAGGTAGCAATAATTAACCCAGATCCCACATCGATTAAGCTTTCAATTAGACTTCTCATATCCAATCCACCTCTGGCAATCCGTTATAATTGACATCATAAACAAACCAGCCAAATGCCATTAAACCACCTTTAGAATCCCCTTTTTTAAAACCTAAGCGTCTTGAAAAAACCAATACTTTTTTTAATTTTTTTTGATTAAATAATTTTTTAGATCTAGCTTTTCCTTCTAAAAAAGACAATTTACACAACAAAGCCATTTTTTTATTAATAGAATTTAATCCATGTAAGGTAAATTCAGTTGCTAAATTAAATGGTGGATTAGTAATAATATTATCTACTTTTTTGTTTGTAGTTAAAAAATCTTCTACTTCGCCATAACCTCTGTCAATTAAATCAGAGCTATAAACATTATACCCAGCTTTAATTAGAGGATCAGAGATAGCTCCTTTACCACAAGCACATTCCCAAATTTTACCCTCAAATTTTTCGTATTTTATTAAATCTTCTATTGCATCTATTGGTGTTGCGTAAAAATCATTTTTAAAACGATCATTATTTTTATTATATCCAATCCAAGATAAAGTTGTCGTTTTCACGCAGCATCCTTTTTAGTACAGATTAAATTGTGTCGATCCTGGATTAATTCCATAGCTTGCACCCAAGCATCAGGAGTTAAAATAACTGTCTTTTGATCTTTAGTGGGAGTGAGCTGTTTTATTCTAAAAGCTATAACTTCCCTTTTATCATTAACTTTATAAAATATTAAGAAACTAGGTAAACCAGCTAACCGAGCCAGAGCTTCTGTTGTTGTGGTAGCTTTAAAAGGTTGACCCACATCGAAAGTAGTCTCTGCTAAAAATAATGGTGATTTACATTTAAGACAGATTTGGCATTGATCGATGTCGATATAACCAAGCTTATTATTTAAACTTCTATGCCACTCGCTGTAGGGATCACCTTTATTAAAATAATTATTCCTTGCCATTTTTCCAATCTTGTTCAACTTCAAAAGTTAATTCTTCATCAAATTTTACTTCCTTTAAATATGGTTTTATTGTGTTCCAATCTTCAATAGTTGGATAAGAAAAACATTTATCTTTTCTAAACCAATGCTCAATTTTAGTCTTTGGAATAGAGGTGTTTTTAACTAATTCTTTTATTGATGTGTTTTCTTTTAAATAATTAATAAATTTAATTTTTTCTGGTAGCTTTGTTCTAACCATAAATGGTTTGTCATATTTATTAATTAAATGTGGATTATCTTTTAAAAATTTAATAGCAATATCTGTAGATAAAGTTATTTGTACCCGACTATTAGAATTTCTATTAATTTTACCTTTTAAAATTTTAGCAGCATAAATAAAACTATCTTCGCCAGTATCCATTGATGTTGGGGTTCTATACATTTGTTTCTGCCTCAATGATTGCTTTTCCGATTTCTCTTGCAATTTGTGGAACGATTGAGTTTCCGAGTGCTTTAATTCTGTTGACTCTATCTTTGTGAAATTCTGTGGATACCCCATCAGGAATTCCACAAAGTTTGGATTGAGTTTGCCACCAGGTTTCTTTTCTTCCATCATTACTTGACCACTCAATATTCTTTTCTTGTTTAATTTCTCGTAATTGGTATTTTTTCCTGTGTCTTTCCAATCTCTTGCTGTTGGAGTTGGGTAAAGTTTGTTCACCACATCTGGAAGAGTTGCTCCATATTTTACTCCTGTTCCTTTTCTTGTCGTTGTCCAGCCTTTGCTGTTCATCGACACTAGGCTTTGATTGACTGGAGGAAAATAATCTCTTGCTCTTGGTGTGGGAAATAATATCTGATCCGCTAGAGCTATTGATCCCCTCTTCATTCTGTGTTTGTTCCCTCCTATGTTGTTGGGTCCAATCCTTGAATCTTGCGTTGTTGGAGTTGGAAACATCTTTATCATTTCTGATAGATAACCTGTCTTTCGGTTCGTTGCCGCTCTTGATGGTCGCATTCCTTTTCGGTCTATGTGATCCATTGTTGTCGGAGTAGGCAATGATCCAAACTCTTTTTCTTTGATGCCACGCACCGATACCGCTAGCTGGAATAATAAGACTTTGCACTTCGAAACCTTCGCTTTCCAAGTCATCGTGGATCTGTCTGAACACCAAGCCGTCTTGGATGTTAATAATGCCTTCAACATTTTCGCCAATAAACCATTTGGGTTTTTGCTCGGATACAATTCTAATAGTTTCATCCCAGAGGTAGCGATCATCATCTGTTCCTTTTCTTTTTCCTGCAACGGAGAAAGGTTGGCACGGGAATCCTCCAGTAATGACATCTGCTTTAAATCTTTCTCCTTTGACATTTCTTACTTCATCCTCAATGGGTATATTTGGAAAATTTTTTTGTAATACTTTTTGGCAAAATTTATCTTTTTCAACAAAAGCAATCGTTTTAAAAAATCCTGTGCTTTCCAAACCAAGACTAAAACCACCAATGCCACTAAATAAATCAAGTACATTCACTTTTTTCCATCTATCCTTATGTAATTCTGTTCCATATCAGCAATTTGCTTTGCTAATTTTTTATTATCATCTTTAGTTTCATCTAATTCTTTTCTTAATTTTCCATTAAGTTCTTTGTGAGATTTATTAATTGTTTCGTAATTAATATTTTCCTCAGTTAATCTCTCAATATCTTTATTTAATCTTTTTATTGTGTCGTTAGCCTCTTTAAGTTTATCCATATCCTTTTGTAATCCTTTGTTAATATTAGCTAATTGATCCTGTAAAAAATCAACCATAACAATTCAGTAAGCTTTCTCCTTTCCAGCCTTCTTTTAAAATATCGTTAGAGGTATGATTTATTTCACAACAGCCAGCACTTAAAATTGTGGGGTATTCATTAACCCAAACCATATAAGATTTACAAAATGTTTCGTATTCACTTGCAAAAGCTGTTTCATTAAACAATAACCAAAAGTAAAAGATGGCTATTACAACTATTAAAGCTTTCATAATTAAATCTGTTTTATCGTGATTGTCCATGCTCTAGGTATTGTTTCGATTGTTCCAATTTCAAGTTTTCCATCCTCATCGTAGCTGTAGGATCCGAATAATTGAATTTTGGTTTTTGTTTTATTGAATTGATGACCCACCGCATGACAGACAGAGGGTTCAAGCTTTCTGGCTTTGTCGATTGACATCCATTGAGACTCACTAACCCAATCAAGAGTAGTAACAAGAACCAGCGGGTAGTCATCTATTGTTCCTTTCAATTTTTTAGCCATAAAAATCAGCAGGTTTTACTTTGCCTTTAGTTTTTTTTTTAATTAAATTCATATTGGCTTTGCCTGGAATCCTTGTTCCTTTAATCCACCGGTAAACTGTACTAGCTACAGCTATGCCTAAAAACTCTGCTAATTTTTGATAAGATAATCCTTCTTTTATTTGAAACTCTTTTAGTGTCATTGGCAACTGTTGTATGTAATAATGCCAACTTGTCAAAAGAACATTCATACTATATTGGGGATAATAGGGTATAAAGTTGATATTTATACAACCACAAATATTATTTTAAACTAACCTCTTTACAAAACAATCCTATTGACTATATTGCCAGTATGTCAACAATAAATAAAAAATTAAAATTAATAGAAAATACTCATCAGGAAAAGACAATGGCTAACCTATCTAAGCTGTTAAAAGAAAAAGATATGAGTCAAGTGGAATTAGCAAAACAACTTGGAAGAGATAAAACGACAGTAAATAGATGGGTTAAAAATAGTCGTGAAGTTGCTTGGGATAATGT